ATTACAGTTAATGCTGATTCTGTAGACATTTCTGCAAACTATGTTGGTCAGTCTTCAATTACAACCCTCGGGACAATTACCACAGGTGTTTGGAATGGTACAGACGTTGCTGTTGCAGACGGTGGTACTGGTGCAAGTGATGCAGCAACTGCTCGTACAAACCTTGGTATTAAAACTAGCGCTGGTGCAGTTACAACAACTACCTCAGCACTTGCCCGTATTGCTAAACAGGGTTGTGCCGCAAGCAGTACAGGTGTTTCAACTACCACTGTTACCCACAACTTTAATACAACCGATGTAAACGTGCAGATTTATGAAGTATCAACTGGTGCTACGGTAATTGGAGATGTGACCCGTTCTAACGCAGACACCCTGTCAGTTGTTCTGTACGGTACGATTTCGGCTAACGATTACACCATCGTTGTAGTAGGTTAATAGCAAATAGACCTTGCGGGGTCACAACATAGGAAGCGATTGAGGTCGTGGCACAGAAATTTACAGTACCTATTACTGTCAAGCAGTTAACATCTGCTGGTTCTGAGGCTATAACCGTATTTGTTGACGCTGACACATATGCTCGCTTAAAGATTGAAGCAGGCGGTCGCCTTACTTGGGGCCCTGGTTCTGGTAATGGAGATGTAAACCTTTACCGTGATGGTGCTGATGTTCTTCGCACCGATGACACTTTTAAAACACCAACTCTATTTGTAGACAACATTGAGATTGACCCAACAGGTGCGACTACTGACCAAGTTCTTAAGTTTGATGGTACTAAGTTTGTTTCCGCCTCAGCATCCTTTGGTGGTGGCGGCGCAAGCCTAGAAGTTTCTGCTACCGCACCCGCTTCTCCATCAGAAGGAGATCTTTGGTTTAACTCAACAACACTAGAAACTTACATTTATTACGATAGCCATTGGTTGCAAGCAAGTGGCGAACCAGACCTCGTAGAAGACCTTACTGACCTTTCTGATGTTCTGTTTACCGTCCCTGTTAGCGGTCAATTCCTAAAGTTTGATGGAACTCGTTGGGTGAACGGAACCATCCCAACTATTAATACCTTGGATGACATTGGTGACGTTTCTGCTTCTGTGGCATCCGCTGGGCAATTCTTGAAGTGGAATGGTACGGCTTGGGTTCCTGAAACAATTATTGGTGGCGCAACTATCTCTGATACAGCCCCCGCAGCACCATTGGCTGGTCAACTTTGGTTTGACTCTACGGTTGGCAAGACATTTGTTTACTATGACTCTCAATGGATTGAGGTTGGTGGTGTAGGTACGGGCGCACGAATGGTGTCTAGTTCTTCCGCCCCCGCATCCCCACTTGAAGGAAGTATGTGGTTTGATACCGATACTGCCCAAACATTTGTTTATTACGATTCTTCGTGGATTGAAATTGGTGCATCGGGCGTAACTGCCAGTGTGCAAGATTCCGCCCCAGCATCACCTGTTTCTGGACAAATCTGGTTCAACTCACTTACGGGTGGTACCTATGTTTATTACGGAACAAACTGGATTGAAGTTGGCGCTTCTCCATTTAGCGCCCTTGTCAATACCATTAATGCTAAAGGCGACCTTCTTGTCGGAACTGCCGATAACACACTTGGTGGGCTTACAGCAGGTTCAGCCAATCAGGTTCTTACAGTAGATTCTTCTACAGCAACTGGTCTAAAATGGGCTACTCCAGTTTCAACAGGTAAAGCAATCGCAATGTCAATAGTTTTCGGAGGCTAAAATGGCAGCACCAAATATCGTCAACGTAACAACCATCTTAGGTAAAACTGCTGTACAGCAAGTTACCACTTCGGCTACTGCTATTGTTACAAATGCAGCAGCAAGCAATAAGGTGCTCAAAGTTAACGCCTTGTACATAGCAAACGTTGACGGTACGAATGCCGCAGACATTTCAGTTGGTTTGTATCGTTCTTCCGCTTCTATTTCTTATGAAATTGCCCACACTGTTTCTGTCCCAGCAGATGCAACACTGGATGTCATTAGTAAATCTATTTATCTAGAAGAAGGCGATGATTTGCGCCTCACTGCTTCTGCTAACTCCGACCTTGAAGCAGTATGTAGTTATGAGGAGATTAGTTAATGGCTAGAGGACCTGGTGGTTCTATTGGACCAAAGCGGACTTCTACGACTGGGATGTTAAACTTAACCACCCTTCAACAAGTATTACTGCCAAACAATCCATCATCTATTGAATATCTTCTTGTTGGCGGGGGTGGTTCTGGGTCTAGAGGTGTTGGCGGCGGTGGAGGTGCTGGCGGATATCTTACTGGGAATATTGCGGTAGCAGGAGGTAGTCCATATACGATTGTTGTTGGTGCTGGTGGTGCCGCTCCTACTGGAACGCTAAGTAGAACTACTCCAATTGGTATTGCGGGAAATGTTGGTGAAGACACAACAGCATTTGGATTGACAGCAGGTAAAGGTGGATATGGTGGTGATCAAAATGCAACTGCTACTCAACCAACAACGCACACAGGTTCTGGAGGCGGAGGCGGTGGTGGTACGAACCAACCGAGTCAGCAAACAGCAGGTGCGGCGGGATCTAGCGGTACTGCAAACGCTGGTGCTGCGGGTATCCACAATAATCGTGGCGGTGGAGGCGGCGGTGCTGGTGCTGCTGGTAGTGCAGCAAATGGTGGAAGTGGTATTACCAATTCTATAACTGGCACTTCAGTAGTTTATGCGTCAGGCGGAGGCGGTGGTGTAGTTACAGGATCTGGCGGATCTGGCGGAACTAATGCTGGCAATGGTGGTAGTAGTAATACAGTTGATGCAACATCTGGTGTTGCTAATACAGGTTCTGGAGGCGGAGGCGGTGGTGGGACGCTTTCTAGTAACTTTTTTGCATCATACAATGGCGCTGGCGGTTCTGGTATTGTAGTCATTCGCTACCCCGACACATTTGGAGCAGCAGCAGCAACAACTGGTTCCCCAACCATAGCAACCACAGGTGGCTACAGGATATATACTTTTAATGCATCAGGCAGCATAACCTTCTAAGGAGAAATTAACATGGCACATTTTGCTGAAATTGGCGAAGACAACATTGTATTGCGAGTCATCGTGGTATCTAACGATGATTGCAAGGACGCAGAGGGCAACGAATCAGAGGCCGTAGGCGCTGAGTTCTGTCGTAATCTGTTGGGCGGAACATGGAAGCAGACCTCGTACAACGGCAACATGCGTGCCCGCTATGCAGGTATTGGCTACACCTACAACTCTGCTTTGGACGCATACATCGCCCCCAAACCTTTCCCTTCTTGGACTCTTAACGAAGACACCACTGAATGGGAAGCACCAGTTGCTCGCCCAGCAGAGGGTATGTACAGTTGGGACGAAGAAGAGCAAGAGTGGGTGGAAATCGTTATTCCTTCGGAATAATAGATGTCCCTTACTTTTCCCGCCTCTCCAAGCGTTGGTGATACCTACACGGTAGGTGCACGTACTTGGACATGGTCAGGAACGATTTGGGAAATTACAGGAACCGTTGCGGCGGCTGGTTCTATTGGAACAACCGAATTAGCGTCTAGTGCTGTTACGGCAGCCAAAATTGCTGACAGTACAATAACTTCAGCCAAACTTGCATCAACTTTAAGTGGTGTCACTATCTGCACCTCTTCCACAAAACCTGCTTCACCTTTTACTGGTCAAACCATCTTTGAGACTGATACCAATAAAATGAAAGTATGGCTAGGTTCTGCGTGGAGTAGTGGGACACAACATGTAGACACCCCATCCTCAATAGATATTTTGGTAGTTGCTGGTGGTGGTGGTGGTGGAACCCGCGCTAATGGAGGTAGAGGAAGTCCTGGTGGTGCTGGTGGTTTAATTTATATTGAAACTTTCCCAGTGGCTACTGGGACATATACCGTCACGATTGCTGGAGCAACAGCATTGGATACACAGGGGTCCAACTCGGTATTTACTGGAAATTCTCGTACATTGACTGCCCTTGGTGGAGGTCACGGTAGAAACGCTGATAGTCAAGGAGCAGCCCCTGCTGGTGGCAGTTCTGGTGGCAGTTGGTACCCTGGCTATGCATCAAACGCTCCTACCCAACCATCCACGACAAATGACGGTATTAGCACATACGCCACTAGTGGGTTCGGTAACGCTGGAGGAACATCTGGGTCAACTTCCCCATATGCTTCTGGCGGTGGTGGCGCTGGCGGTGTTGGTGCAAACTTTAACTCAGTAGGTGGACCTGTTGGTGGTATTGGAAAACAATATTCTATTTCTGGAACTGCTACATACTATGCGGGTGGCGGTGGTGGCGCTGATTGGGCGGGCAGTTCTGCGGGTAGATACGCAGGTGGACTTGGCGGAGGCGGGCGTGGCGACAACACTGGGGATGCATCCGACAAAAATGCAACAGCAAATACTGGCGGTGGCGGTGGTGCCAACGGCACTGGTGGTTCTGGTGTTGTAATCGTTCGTTATCTAACAGGCCCTACAGGAGTGACTGGTGGAACTAAAACAACTTCTGGTTCGTACACAATTCACACCTTTACTGCATCAGGAAGCCTAGTAATATCTTAGTATGGCTATTAATTTTCCTGACTCTCCAGCCACAAATGATTCTTTCACGTCAGGTGGAAAGAAGTGGATATTTGACGGCACCACTTGGGGGCTAATTACTGCTAACTCCTACACTATTTCTACAGGTGAAGTAACAGCGGCAAAGATTGCTTCTAACGCTGTAACTGAAGCCAAGATTAATGCTGGGGCAGTAACTCAGGCCAAACTTGCTTCAGGTCTTTCAGGCATAACGGTCACTACTACAGCGAACCGTTCGGCGGTTATTCCTTCACCTTTCAACGGTCAATTCATTTTTCTTACCGACACGAGTCAGTTGCAGAGATGGGATGGTAGCACTTGGATTACTGCGATTACAACAGTGCCAACAGGGGCACCAACTTCTGTAGCGGTTTCGGGGTCACCTACCGCTAGTACAGTTACTCTTACATTCACTCCTGGCTCTGATGGTGGTTCAACAATCATCAACTATCAATATGCGCTATCCACTAACGGCGGTACAACATATGGTGATTACACGGCGCTTTCCACCGCAGATGGTTCAAGTCCAATAACAATTACTGGTCTTGCCGCACTTACTACCTACTATGTAAAACTTAAAGCAGTAAACGCTTTGGGTACTGGTTCGGTGGAATCCTCTGCTATCTCGTTTACTACAGCAGGTGTTTCTTACGATTACTTGTTAGTTGCTGGTGGCGGTAGTGGTTCTGGTGGAACAGCAGGAGGAGGTGGTGCTGGTGGACTTCTTGCTTCTACATCTACTCTTACTTCAACTGGTACATACTCCATAGTTATTGGTGCTGGTGGTGCTGGTGTAGGTATAACAAGCGTTGGAAATAATGGAGTTAACTCCACTGCTTTTGGTTTAACCGCAATTGGTGGGGGACGTGGCGCATGTAGCAACCCACTGGCAAGCGCAGGTGCTGGTGGTTCTGGAGGTGGTGGTCAAAACTATGTAGCGGGAAGTTTTGCAGGCGGTCTTGGGACAGTGGGGCCACCAAGACAAGGTTACGATGGAGCAACTGGTAATGGCAATGGTGGCGGTGGTGGTGGTGGTGCAGGCGCTGTTGGCAGTGGCTACAACGGCGGAACTGGTGCAGCATCTTCAATAACAGGAACATCCGTTACGTATGCTGGTGGAGGCGGTGGCGGATACGGCGACGGAGGCGGTTCTGGTGGTGCAGGTGGCGGTGGCGCAGGCAGTAACAACGCTGGTCAGGCTGCCACAGCGAACACTGGCGGTGGAGGCGGTGGTGGTTGGACATACGCTGCTGGTTCTGGGGGTGCTGGGGGGTCAGGTATTTTTATCATACGTTACCTAACTTCTTCTCTGTCTACTAAAACTGTTACAGGTGGAACTGTTACTACTGATGGTTTATACACAGTTAGAACATTCACAGCATCAGGAAGTTTGGTGATTGCATAATGGCTATAGATTTTCCTAACTCACCATCCAACAACGACCAATACACCGTAGGTACTACTACGTGGAAATACAATGGCACGCAGTGGGTCATTATTGTTGGCGAACAAACAATCGCCACAGGTTCTATCACTACTGATAAAATTGCTACTAACGCTATAACGGCGGCAAAGTTAGCAACAGGTGCAACAAACGATTATGTACTGATGGCTGACTCGTCTGCCGCCGCTGGAGTAAAATGGGCAGACATACCACCCTCGGGAGGCTTGTCTACTACAACCGAAGGCGCAATTATGACAATGACTATAGGAGCGTAAATGGCTATCGGAGACAGAAACGAATCACGACTCGGTGGCCCAATCCAACTAGGAACAACGACCACAGTTATTGCTACAGCCGCTACAGGGTACGCTGACATCATTAAACAGATTGTTATTTGTAACACGGATACCGTTGACCGCACGGTCACTTTGGCTATTGGTTCTGCGGCTACAGCGGCAAACCGTCTAATGTCAGCCCTCCCTATTGGCGCTAATGACGTGATGATTTGGGATACCGCCATTGTTCTAGCGGCTGGTGAGACATTACAAGGATTATCAGATACCGCCGCCAAAGTTACGGTTACCGCCGTTGGCTGGGAAAAACAAACGGCTTAAATGGGACTTGACGCTGGCTACGGTATTGGCTCTTTGAAGCCTGGGGTTTGCACTAGCACTACTCGTCCTGCGTCACCGTATGATGGTCAAGTAATCTATGAGACTGACACAGATAAGATTGCTGTATATGACTCGTCTGCTTGGGTGTACAAGACTGGGACTGCTGCACCGATAAATCCAGCGATGGTGTACTTGGGTGGGACTACTGCAACTACTTCGGCTTCCATAAATGTGGACAGCGTTTTTAGCGCAACATACCAAAACTATTTAGTACAAGTATCCAATTTTACAGCAAGCGTTGAGGATTTTTGGGCTATGCGTTTGCGGGCTTCTGGTTCAACTATTACTGCCTCTAATTATTCGCAAGCAGGACAGTTGAATACAAACACCACAGATTCGCTTTTTATTCGCCGTACAACAAATACTAGTTTCTGGTACGGTGATTTGGTTACTACACTATCAACCAATCCACAAAATATACAGTTTTGGATTTCCAACCCATTTGCTGCTGTATCAACTAGAGGCAATATTACTGCTGCTGGTTGCACAAACGCCGATTATCGTCATTTTTTTAGTGCGGTAAATTACAATGCTACAACCAGCGTGGACGGCATAGCACTCGTGCCGTACACCTCTGGCACACTGAGCGGAACTATCCGTGTTTACGGAATAGTAAACAGTTAGGCATTTATGACAACAGCAAAAGCACACATTTACAATGCGGCAACAGGCGAAACCATTGAGCGTGATTTGACGGTTGAAGAATTGGCTCAAGCCGCCATTGATGAGTCTGCGAGCAAAGCAGCATCGGAAGCGCAAGACGCAAAGGTAATTGCTCGTGAAGAATTGCTTGAACGTTTAGGTATCACCTCTGAAGAAGCACAACTATTGCTTGGAGGAATCTAAGTGACCATTTCTGCTACCACACAAGGACTCCGACCAGGAGTATGCACGTCGTCTAATCGCCCTGCTAACCCGTTTGACGGCATGATGATTTACGAGACTGATACGGACAAGGTTGCTGTGTATGACTCGTCTGCTTGGGTGTACAAGACTGGAACCACGGCACCTGCCGCCCCCGTTACGCCAGGGGTTGTGCGTGTTGGTGGGGGAACACTATCTGGTAGTGCTACGACTTTTAGCAACGTGTTTAGCGCTACCTATGACGCATATCAAATTGTTTTTTCTAATCTTGTTGGTTCTGTGGCAACTGTCTCACTACTTCTTACGTTTGGCAGTACAACGACTGGCTACTACGGTGGGTTTATTGGCGTTGCTAACAATGGTACGGTATCTGGTTACGGGCTAAATAATGGTTCAAGCATCAACAGGGGTATTAGGGCGCGAACAACTGGTGGTGGCACAGTCGTGAATGTACAAAACCCATTTCTTACGCTACGAACATTTTTCCAAGTATCAGGCATAGATTCCAATACTGCTGGTGGCGCAGATAACGCTATAGGCGCAGGATTTGTTGATGACTCCACCAGTTACACGGCGTTTACAATTACCTCTAGTGGCGGCACTTGTACAGGAACCGTAAATATTTACGGATATGCACTTAGTTAGGGCATGACATGACAACACCACAAATACGCATCATTGACGGTGACACCGTGACAGACCGTGACATGAACGCAGAAGAGATTACCGCATATGAAATTATGCAAGATGAAGTCAATGCACTAGCCGAAGCGCAAGCCGCCAAAGCCGTTGCCCGTCAAATCGTCTTAGACCGTTTAGGTATCACCGCTGAAGAAGCACAACTGTTATTGGGCGGTATCTGATGCCTTTATCTTCTGTTGTCGGCGCACAATCCATTATCAAACCTGGTGTGTGTACTTCGTCTACTCGCCCTGCATCACCTTATGCAGGACAAATGATTTATGAGACTGATACAAACAAGTTGCGTGTTTTCAATGGTTCTGCTTGGCAACCAATCTCTTATGCAACAACGTTGCCAATTGAGTACCTAATTATTGCTGGCGGCGGTGGCGGATTTATGGGTGGCGGTGGTGCTGGTGGTCTTCGCACAAGTACGGCAACATTAACTGTTGGAGTCACCTACTCAGTAACAATTGGCGCTGGTGGTTCTGCACAAAACAGTGGTGCAAACTCTACATTTAATTCAATTTCTGCTACTGGTGGTGGTCGTGGTGGTAATGCAAACACTGGAGCATCTGGTGGCTCTGGCGGTGGCGGTGGTGGTTCTGGTGCTAGTTATGGTGGGGGTACTGGCAATGCAGGTTCATACACCCCAGTTGAAGGGTATGCAGGAGGAACTGGTCGTGTCGCTGCTTCGGTAGACGGCGGAGGCGGAGGCGGCGGTGCTGGAGGAGTTGGTGCAACTTCTGGTATTTCGGCAGAAGGTTCTGGGTACTCAACAGGAGGTGCTGGTGGCGTAGGGGTGGCTTCTTCAATAACTGGAACTTCCACATTTTATGCTGGTGGTGGTGGAGGCTATGGAAGAACTGATGGTGCGGGTGGTAATGGCGGCGGAGGTCGTGGTTACATAACATCTCCCTCAACTATTGACAGCACTATTGGTACAGCAAATACTGGTGGTGGAGGCGGCGGCGGAAATGGTGGAAAGGCTGGAGGTTCTGGTGTTGTCATTGTTCGCTACCTCACGGCAGATGGTTCTGCAACAGGTGGGACTATCACAACCTCTGGCTCTTACACGGTTCACACATTCACAGCATCAAGCAGTTTGGTAGTTGCATAATGCCCGCACCAATTGATTTCCCTAACTCACCATCTTCTGGAGATGAATATGTCGCTGGAGGTATGGTTTGGCGCTATCTTGACGGTGTTTGGAAGCGCTTCCCACAAACTATCTCTGATAGCGGTTTCTCTGACACCCCACTTAATGATTACTTTGTAGATGATGGTGGGAGCGCATAATGGCATACCGCCGCATTCTTATTCGCCGTGACACGGCTGCGAACTGGACCGCAAACAACCCAACGCTTGCCGCTGGTGAGTTCGGACACGAGACCGATACAGGAAAACTTAAACTTGGTACAGGCGCAATAGCGTGGAATAGTTTGGGTTACCAAAATAATGTTACTTCTGTAAACGGTCAAACTGGTGTTGTCACTGGACTTGCCCCTGCCGCCAACCCAACCTTCACAGGAACTGTCTCTGGTATTACCAAGAGTATGGTGGGGCTTGGTAACGTAGACAATACAAGTGATGCAAATAAACCAGTTTCTACTGCTCAACAAACTGCTCTTGATCTTAAAGCACCACTTGCTTCCCCAACATTTACAGGTACTGTTACAATGCCTAATGGTTTCGTTGAAGATGACCAAATCATTTTGGCTTCTCAGATATTTTAGTTAATTAGGTAAATACACATGATTAATTTGAACAAAATCGTTTCTGGTGGTAGGTCTGTTTCTGGCGGCTCCCTCAATCCACGACGCAACCGTGGTTCTACAGCACAAGCCGCTGCTTATTGGGCTGGCGGAGGCTTTGACTCTACTGGCGGTATTATAACCGTGTATTCAACGTACAAAGTGCACTCATTCACATCATCTGGCGTTTTTACTATAACTGAACCAAAGACTGTGGACATGCTCATAATTGGCGGTGGTGGAGGGCGTGCAGGTCAAGATACAGGTAATAATTATGGTGGTGGAGGCGGTGGTGCTGGGGCTATGCGGGAGGTATCTTCTTATGTGTTGGCGGCAGGAACATATACGGTAACCGTCGGTGGTGGTGGTTTTGGCGCACTGTCAGATGGAAGCCCTAGCAGTTTTGGTTCTTTGTACTCAGCGCAAGGTGGTGGTGGCGGTGGTTACCCGAACGGTTTTGCATCCACAGGCGGCAGAACTGGTGGTTCGGGTGGTGGCGGAGGAAGCCGTGGCGGTGGTGGAACTGACCCTGGTGGTGGCGCTTCTGGCCCAAACACTAATGTTGGCGGTTATGGTGTCCATGTTCCAGGAAACTACCATGCTGGCGGTGGTGGTGGTGGAGCAGGCGGTGCAGGCAGTGACGCAGGACAAACAGGTGGCGCTGGTCGTGCAAACTCTATTCGCACTGGTTCTTCAGTTACTTACTGTGTTGGTGGTTATGGAAAGTACAATAACAACGATGGTGGACCAGACCCAGCAGCAAATAGCGGAAGTGGCGCATCTGGAACAGCAGCACCAAGCCGTGGTGCGGATGGTATTGTAGTTATACGTTTAATCCCAACGTGACCCTAATTGGAGATGCTTCATGACAACTAGACGAATATTGATTCGTAGGGATACGGCGGCGGCTTGGACTGCGGCTAACCCGACTCTTGCTTCTGGTGAGTTGGGTGGCGAAACTGACACAGGGAAACTCAAACTTGGTAACGGCTCAACCGCATGGAACAGCCTTGCCTACCAAGGTGGCGTTACTTCGGTAAACGGCAATACGGGTGTAGTTACTGGGTTGGCGACAACTGCCGCTCCAACTTTTACGGGAACCGTAGTGCTCCCGTCTACCACGTCTATTGGTGATGTCTCTGCTACAGAGATTAGTTATCTTGATGGCGTAACTTCGGCTCTTCAAACTCAGGTCAACGCAAAAGCCCCTACCAACAATGCTTCGTTTACGGGCACCTTCAGCGCTCCATCTGGCACAATTACATCCACCATGTTGGCTGATGGTACGATTGTGGACGCAGATATTAATGCTTCGGCGGCTATTGCAGCAACAAAGATTACTGGCTGGGAAGATGACCAAGTAGTTTTAAACAACAGAATATTTAATTAGGAGAAATTATGGCAACTTTTAGCAAAACAATTCTTAGTGGGTCAACCGATGGCAAAGCCGTTAAAGTAACTGGTACGTCTACATCAGCGACAGTTACGGTTCACACTGGTCCAACAAATACAAGCCACCTACATGAAGTTTGGATTTATGCAAACAACACATCTGGTACTGATGTCAAGTTAACTCTTGAATGGGGTACGGCTACTGCCGCAGATGGCAACATTGAGTACACGGTTAAAGCCGAAAACGGTTTATATCTTATTATTCCAGGGCTATTGTTGAAGGGTAATGCTACAGCGTTGACCATAAAGGCATTTGCTGGAACTGGTGATGTTATCCTTTTAACTGGGTACGTTAACGTAATCGCCTAGGCTCTAACTACATGAGCCGTATTGACTATGCAATGAGCGGTGGTCGCTCCGTTAGTGCTGGCGCTCTTAACCCACGTACAGGACGAGGTCCTACTGCTCAGGCTGATGGTTATTGGCGTGGTGGTGGTGCATCACCTATAGCGTTTGAATACTTGGTTATTGGTGGCGGTAATGCTGGTGGTGGTGGTGGTTTAGGAATATTTGGTGGTGGTGCAGGTGGCGGTTACAGAACCAATGTTGCTGGTTCAACAAATGGTTACGGTGCTGCTCTTGAACCTGTACTAGAACTTGGTGCAGGAACTTATACCGTAGTTGTCGGGGCTGGCGGTGCATCAATAGGTGGTGCTGGTGGTTTAAGCACATTTGCAACAATCACTACTGTTGCTTCTGGAGGAACCACTGGAACTGGCGCTGGTGGCACTGGAAACGGCGGAGTTGGTTTGGCTAACTCCATTACTGGAGCATCAGTTAGGCGTGGCGGTGGTGGTGGTTCTGGTGGAGATTACTCAAATGGCACTGGTCAAGACGGTGGTGGTAATGGTTCTATTTATTTTAACGACTATTATGGATATGCATACACAAGAGGACCAGGTGCCGCCAACACAGGTGGTGGAGGTGGTGGAGGCGCTAACAGTAATGGTTTTGCTGGTGGTTCTGGTATTGTTATTGTTCGCTATTTAACTGCTGCTGCCTCTAGTGCTGGATATACAATTACTGGTGGAACAAAAACTGTTGGACCAACTGGTGCCACAACATACACTGTTCACGAGTTTACAAGCACAGGTACTACAAGTTTGGTGGTTGCGTAATGGCTCATTTTGCTCAAATAGATGAAAACAATATTGTTGTTCAAGTTGTTGTGGTTGCTGACGAACACGAAACAAATGGTTCGGAATGGTGTCACAATCTTTTGGGTAGAACTTTTGCCTCCTCCTCCCGCTAACTAATCCCTACCCTCTATTTAGGGTAAAATGGGGCATTACAATCCTTAAGGAGAGCCCGTGGCCCAAGCATATAAAGTTTTAGCCCAGTCCGCACCATCAGCCACCACTAATACAGACATCTTGACCGTAGGTGCAGGAAAGTCAATTGTTTCTTCAACTCTGTCTATCTGCAATCGTGGCACTGCATCAGCAACTTACCGTGTTGCCGTTCGCCCCGCTGGAACAACGTTGGCTAACCTACACTACATAATTTTTGATGCTGTTATTATGGCTAAAGACACCGTTACCCTTAGTCTAGGTATTACCTTGGCTGCTACCGATGTTGTGACTGTTTATGCTTCTAGCGCAAACTTGTCCTTTTCAATGTTTGGGGCAGAAATATCGTGATTTCTCGTCTATCTGAGAATAGTGCAACAAGAGGGTTAATTGGCACATTCACACCTATCAACACACAAACTAATACGACTTACACATTAGTGCTGGAAGATAGATCTAAAATAGTAGAGTTAAATAATATAAACCCAATTACAGTAACCATTCCTTCCGACTCAACTGCCCCATTCTATATTGGTGACACTATTGAACTACTACAAACGGGGGTTGGAACTGTATCGGTAACTACTGCTGGTGGTGTAACCCTTAATGGGGTTAGTGGTCAAACCTTACTTACTGGTCAATGGGATTCAATGAAGTTGATTAAGCGAGAAGCCAACTCTTGGGCAATTGTCGCTAGCAATATGGACTCACCTATTGTCACTAACTCTACTGCCTTACACATTGTAGATAATAGTGATAAAAACAAAATAATTGAAATGACTTCTAGCAGCGCTAATGTTGTGCGTGTCTCTAATGAATTAACTTTAAGTCCTGGTTCACAGATTACAATTATTCAAGCAGGAACAGGAAAAACACAAATTACTGTTTCAGGTACTACACTTCTGGCAACGCCAGGAGTATACCTACGTGCTAGGTACTCATCTGCAACTCTAATTAAAACCACCACAGCAGACACTTGGTATTTGATTGGTGATTTGAGCGCTTCGTGATTTATGGAAATACCGCATCTAGCGGAAAGTTTGTAGACGCACCAACTTCTATATCGGCAACTGCGGGGGATGGTCAAGCAACAATAAGTTTTACTGCTGCTGCACACGACGGAAAAGGCGTAGCAACTTATCAAGTAGTTTCTTCCCCAAGTGCGCTTACGGCAAGTGGTTCCTCATCCCCTATAGTAATAACTGGTTTAAGTAATGGAACTGCCTATACATTTACCGTGACGACAGTCAGCGGTTACGGAATAAATACCGTTTCGGTTTCCTCTAATAGTGTTACTCCTGCAGCAGCAGGTGGAGGTGGAGGTGGAGGAGGAGGAGAACCACCACCACCGCCAGTTGATCCATGTGCTGGCGCACCTTTGTGTACGTCCTGTAATGCGTCCCCTGTAACGGAAACTCAGTGTTTCCCTGGTGGTCTTGCTTACAGAAACTGTGTGGCTTATAATGGTCGCTGTTCCCCTGCCGCATGTGACCCTTGTAACTGTGCTTGTCCTGTTGTTACTGTTTGTGATGCTTGGATATTTCCTGGTTTTGGGTGCTAGCCTACAGGTATGAATGAACTTGAACAAGATATGTCGGTTAACCCAGTAATACAACAAGCAATGCTAAATATGGTCCATTTTGGAGTGATTGTTGATGGAGACTTTACAGGTCATTTTTCTGTGGGCGGAAATATACACATACCCTTAGTTGCTGGATTGCGTTCAGACCCAAAAATTATAGAAATGTCACAAGAAGAGGTTAATACTGTGACTCTTGGTTGGACGCATGACGGCTCTGGCTTTCAGCAACCATCGGAGTCCTTGTGAACGCATGGCAAGAATACAAAAAGAAGTTAGGTGACACTCGTCCTTGGGATTTAGTAAACCCAAATATGGCACGGGCAGATGAACAAGAAGCCACTGATAGGTATGCTATTTGTTTAGAATGTCCTAGTTTTTTAAAAGTGACTAAGCAGTGTAAGGAGTGTGGCTGTTTTATGGCAGCAAAAGTAAAACTAAAACACGCTGTTTGTCCATTAAAAAAATGGTAAAAGAATAAGAGACTATAATGGTCTGTGCTTAAACTTCGTAAAGGGTTTTGGATATATCTTCCTGTAGCGATTCTTGCTTGGATCGCTCCCTTTAACTCATCTGCTAAAGCCGACATGCTTGGTGAGTGGACATACAGCCAGTCACGGGATTGTGGTGGATCAGTTGAAGTTGTAAACAACAGCATCATCTTGCACGGCCCTGACTCAAATGGTTGTAGTGGTCCGAACTGGGTCAAGATTGAAACTACAATCCCTGCCAATGTAGGCATAATTGATTTTAATTGGGCATACCAAACCAATGATGGTTGGGTGTATGACCCACCACAATATGGCATCAATGGTAGTTACACGTTGATTACACAAAACAACAACTCGTCAGGAACTATGTCTGTCCCCGTTCAAGCAGGTGACGTTTTCACATTCCGTCAATACTCCATAGACACATGCTGTCAGCCTGGTCACCTTACGATTAGCAGTTTATCTCTGTGGAATGGTCTTGCTGAAACCACAACTACATCTTCTACGACTACCACAATTCCTGATACTACAACTACATCTTCTACTACCTCTACTACCTCTACTACCTCTACTACAACCACCACTTCTACGACTACTACAACTACAACTACTTCTTCCGTACCCCAAACAACATTGCCCCAATCAACAACGACCATGCCAGAACAGTCAACAACGACAACATCTACGACCACCTCGTCGGTGCCTGAATCCACAACCACCACAGAACCCGAAATACCACCAGTAGTCCAACCACCTGTAGAGGTTCAGCCCGAACCCACACCAGTAGTAATACCACCATATACGGAACCCATTCCAGTAGAGACAGAACCAATTGAAATAGAACTTGAAGAGACATTTCCTGACCTTCCTGAAGAGGTGTTACCTGATCCGATAACAGAGAACACTACCGTTTATCCACCCGCTACGCTACCGTTTGTTGACCCAGAAACTACTGAACCAGTCATAGATATTACTATTTCAGAAACAGAACTAGATAACATCCTTGAAAACACCTTTACGTCTGACGCTTCAACAGAAGAGATCATGGTTGCACTTGATGACTTTTTGAGCGCCGACCTCTCAACGGAGCAGTTTTCCACCGTGATGGATGCTGTACTTGCTGATACATCTGATACCGAGCAAGTTTCTGAAGTCTTAGTTTCTTTGCTGAGTTCTGAACTTTCAAGCGAAGAACTTACAATTGTGATGGATACCGTCTTTAGCGCAGAAGCGAGCGTAGAAGAGATGGGAGCAATCGTTGAGAACCTTCTGGATTCTGGTCTTTCTTTCGCAGAACTAGAAGCGGTCTTTACTGCTGCCTTTGACGGCGACCTATCCGATGAGGCAACTGTTGCCCTTGTTGAAGAGATTCTTAATAGCCCACTTGACGATAGAGAGTTCAGTACTGTTATTAACGCTATCTTTGATGAAAAGGTGTCTGATGAGGTTTTGACACAGACGTTTGACGCTATTTTGACACCTGAAATTTCTGATAACAAGTTTGCTCAAGTGGTTAATGTTCTTGAAAACGCCACCATTACAAACGATCAGGTTGCTCAAGTAGTGGATTTGGTCATTTCCCAAGAAGGTGGAGTAAGTGAAGGGCAAGCCACCGAACTGGCGACGAGCGCCAAAGTGCTAGAAAGCGTTTCAGGAGAGCAGGCAACTGAAGTCTTTGACGCAATTGTGGCTTCAGCGGTAACTTCAGAAGATGGTCTTGCCATTGTTGACGCTGTGCAAGATGCCCCAGAACCCGTTAAGGAATCTTTTGAGGAAGAATTAAATATCTACGAAGGTGTTTTTGACACCTATACCGCAATTGGATCAGGGATACCTGTCAGTGAGCGAAGAGTTATCATCGCCATAACTACGGTATCATTTATACTACCCGCACCAGTCATATCTAGGCGTACATAACATCACCACAATCCACGTAGAGCCCTCTAGGAGCCCCGTAGACAAGCCGTAGGTAGGTAGAGGTACCCCTATATAGGGCAAATCGTTAAGGAGCATTGTGAAGAAACTTTTATCTGAAATCCATGGCTTGACCTGGACTCTGGCAGGAACGGGGATGGTTCTTATCACCCTGTCAGGTGACACCCTGTCTTGGGGTGTTTGGATAACAATACTTGGATTGGTTGTACACTGCGCTACACTCTTTGCAAAAGGGGATGACAACGAGTAGAGAGTGTGCATGCAAAACAAAACAATTTCATTTTTAACATACGATTGGGCTTGGGGAACAAAACCATTACAACCTAACGGTTGCGCTTGGTACCGCTGTTTGCTACCTATGAAAGAGTTAGAGAAGTTTGGGTGGAAGGTCAGTATGGGCTTCCCACGCTGGCATGAAGAATATGGCTACGGTCAAATTATTAAAGAAGACCAAGCCGTACATGGTTGGAATATCCTTGTATTTAAATTGGTTATGCGTAAATCTATTACAGAGCATGTCCGAAAAGCCCAGGCACTTGGTCAAACCATTGTTGTAGACGTTGATGACTTTTTTGAGGGGTTAGACGAAAATAACCGTGCATATGTCAGCACTGACCCTCTGCGTGATCCTGAAAACAATCGTGACCATTACATAAAAATGATTTATGAAGCAGATGCAGTAATTACTTCTACCCCCTTTCTATACGATTTCTATTCAAAGCGCAGAAACAATGTGTTCTTGGTTCGCAATGGAATAGATATTGCTAGGTGGACCCGCCGTAAAGATGTGGCAAAATACAAACCTGTAGTTGGGTGGGTGGGTGCAACACCTTGGAGGTCTGGGGATTTAGAAACACTGCGCCCCCACATTCACCAACAGTTTACTAAACACAATTTAAAGTTTCACCATTCAGGTCATACCCCAGATGCACCTTATGCCTATGAGCAACTTGGTCTTCCAAAAGCACGTTGCACTACTATGCCGATGGCTCCAATCTTAGATTATCCAAAGTTATTTCCCCCAATAGATATTGGTATTGTACCTCTTAGTGATCTTCCCTTTAACCATGCCAAATCCTTTATTAAAGGTTTAGAGTATGCTGCTGCTGGCGTACCTTTCATTGCCTCTAAAGCACCAGAATACCAATACCTTGCTGAGTTAGGGGTTGGTAGGGTTGCAAATAGTAAGGAAGAGTGGGCTTATCATTTAGGAGAATTAGTAAACCCACAAATGCGTAAAGATGAAGCAATTGTAAATTATGAAATAGTTAGAGATGTATTTTCAATGGAAGTTCGTGGATCGGATTGGAATGAAGTTATGGAGAGGATAGCGAAATTATGATAGTCGTAGGAACAACACTTGCAGCATTTGTAATGGACAATGAGGACCACTGGGGTTCTTGGATGAAAAATGCAGAACAGGTAAAAGAAAAATATCAACAGTTTGGAAATTGGACTGACGTTACATACTTTGCAGCGATCCAAGTAGACGCTCGTGGTTTAGAACCTTTTAAACCGTTTATTGAACGCCTTGAAGCCATTGGTGGCACATACTGGACATACTCACTAGACGACAAGAGGACTGAAGTCACCACCAAAAATCGTATACGACATATCACTGCGGGACAGAGTCTCGTCAACGATTTTGCAATGTCAGACCCAAGGTGCACACATCTTTTGTTTATGGCTGCCGATTGTATGCCACCTGATGACATTCTTCCAAGGATGCTTGAAATGGATCACCCATTGTGTGCTCCGTACATTTCTACATACGGCTTACGTGGTCCATATGTTGAGGCATACCCATACCCAGTAATGAATGCAATGGCTTCCGCCGCTGCAATTTTTATAGCAAGGTCTGTGTTTTCTGGTATTCGCTGGCGATGGGATCTTGATGCGAACATGTCAGATGACCCATGTTTCCATCACGATGCTCTTAACTACCTACACATCCCAACGTATGTACGGGAAGATTGTGAAGCAATACATTACCCTGTAGCAGTAGGCGCAATTGAAACCCGTGGTCATGACATGACGGTCCATAGGTGATAAAGAAGTTACGGGAGTTTTATACTGCTAAAGAATTAGCAGAAATATACACCACACCACACGACCATGCAATCTATGGGCGAGGGCATGGTATTCGTGTAAACATGACAATACAACTTGCTAAGGACATGGCATATCAAGCAGAGGCAAAATCAGTTGCTGATCTGAGTTGTGGTAATGGTGCAATTGCCAAAGCATTGGATGTTGAGAAGACCATACTTGGTGATTATGCAGAGGGCTATGAATACTCTGGTTCGTTGGAAGTTAATTTAAAAAAGATTGAAAATGTAGACTTGTATATTTGTTCAGAAAGTATTGAGCATGTTGAAGACCCAAGTTCAGTCCTAAACTTAATAAGAAGTAAATCACAAACACTGGTCCTTTCAACTCCAATTGATGCTTGGTATGACACGAACGATGAGCACTATTGGGCTTGGGGTAAGCAAGATGTTGAGATGCTTCTGAAGAATGCTGGGTGGACCCCAGATGTTTTTGTTATGCTGGACACGACAGTATTTGGCGAACCATACATATATGGAATGTGGGGATGTAAATGAAAATTCTTATTACTGGCGATGCAGGGTTTGTTGGGGGATATTTCCACAAAGCGCTTGATGGTCACGACATCACAGGTGTAGACATAAAAAACGGAATAGATGCTCGTAAGTTTTTTGCAACAGATGAAACACACTTTGACCTCGTTGTTCACTTAGCGGCAATTGTTGGAGGGCGAGCAACCATAGAGGGTGAGCCGTTGTCTGTCGCAGTAGACCTCGCAATTGATTCTGAATTGTTTCAGTGGGCGTTAAGAACAAAACCAGGAAGGATTATTTATTATTCTTCTTCGGCTGCCTATCCAATTAAATTGCAAGATTATGGTTCTACTCACCACCTAACTGAGTCGGATATTGATTTAAACAACATTCAATCTCCTGACTACACATACGGTTGGGCAAAACTAACTGGAGAGATGCTTGCAAGTTATGCAGAAAAAGAAGGGCTGAGAGTCCATATATTCCGTCCGTTTTCTGGGTATGGTGAGGACCAGTCGCTTGACTACCCTTTCCCGTCATTTATTAAACGTGGTGTTGAAAAAGCAAATCCATTTAAAATTTGGGGTTCGGGTAATCAAGTAAGAGACTTCATACATATGGAAGACGTTGTTGCGGCAACATTAGAAGCCGTGCGACAAGACATACAAGGTCCAGTAAATTTAGGGCTTGGGCGAGTCACCTCATTTAATGACTTGGCAACTTTAGTAGCAACTGAATGCGGTTACTCTCCTGAGTTTGAAAGGATAATTGGAGCACCAGAAGGTGTCCAATATCGCGTTTGCGACCCTACAAAAATGTTGTCTTTCTACACCCCAAAGATATCCCTTGAAGAAGGAATCGCAAGGGCTGTACGGGCACAAAGGTAATAAACTGCTTCTTAGGGAAGTAATCTATAATTAGTGCATGGCTAGAGCACGAGGTTTAGGAGCAATGGGCAAAGCCCGTGTGCAGGACTCATTACAGGCTTTTTCATATGCCGATGAAAAAACTAAAGAAGCGCTCTTTAATAAAGAAGAAAACTTTGACCCGTGGACTGCTGCCAGTGGTGGTATTGATAATGCCACTGATGAAATGTTGGGAGAAAACACGAACGGACAAGACAGTACTCGGTTTACATTTGTCCAATACTTCTTTAACCCAGATACGTTAATTGGTGACATTTACATGGATTTCCGTGGCAAGGCAGGAAGAAAAAACCCTACCCAGTATGTGTTCAATAATGTTCCCGTATATCAGGCCATTAACTTTTATGATGCTTTATCTAAAGGTAAGACATTTAACACAGGCGGTATGACAGGTGGGTATGTTAAGTCTGATGCAACACACTTTTCTCGTCCGTCAGCAACACCACTTGGTGCAAAGTTTCAACATGGTGCATTCAGCCAGCAGCAACAAGATCAAGGGTTCCCAGCAATTAATAAACAAAATAAAGACCAAAACCAACTACCATTTGATTGGGGTACTTAGAAGCGTTAGACTAACCCAATGGGTTTAAATATTGTTCACGGGGTTGGGCGTATCTATTGGATTGTTAGGGATACAGCCACTAGCAGTACGCCAAAAGTATGCATAGGTTGGACTAAGGAATTAGGCGGGCATTGGAGAATTGGAAAAGGTCCACAAATTAAGATGGGGAAATACCTTTTACAGTTTGGTTTTTGCCGCCGACAAGAACCATTGAATGAAACTGATGGTATCCTCAGAGCAATAGAAGGCCGAGTGTTAGACACAACAGTCAGGGAGATTACAACATGGCGATAGGTATATTCAAAAAAACGTTAGTTGGTTTGGACAACCAACCTATTAGTAAAGCGCAACAGCGAGCATCTCGTTTAGATACACCATCCTTGTACACCTGGATGGATACAACCATTATGTCACTTGGTTCTTCCTTTGATGGTTGGAGATACAAGAGTTCTCCGTCTAGTGAAGTACGGGATTGCATAGAGGCATTACAAGTAATTTGGGCAGAACTAGAAAGCAGGACAACTAAATGAGATCCGCTGAAGAAATTAAGATGGATAAGACAATTACCCTTGCTCAACAAGTTGCTTATCGGATTAACGCCTTTCCCCATCATGGGTTGCTGAAGCGGATTAACTACCAATTGGTTGCTAATACTGAGGATATGTACGATTTCATATTGCAAGTAGAGAACGTAATGGATGAGTTGGCTGAAATGAAAGAGTTATACAGACCCCGTTTACCAAACCCAGATCAACTACAGTTTGATTTTGGGGATGGTGTAGCCTAGTACGTATGGCTGAAGCCCTAATTGACGAAGAATCTGAGTTATTACCTGAAGATATTGGCGAGGAACTTGATGAGACCTCTGCTGAATTTGTTGACCAGTTAGTTACAAAATTAGTTTTATTTACAGAACAGTTTTGTGATGTTGAGTTCTTCCCTTATCAAATCCCGATTGCTTACCGAATTATTGAATCTATTGTCTTAGGTGACGGTGAAGAGATTACACTTATAGCAACTCGCCAAAGCGGAAAATCAGAAGTTCTCTCTAACGTATTAGCGGCGCAGATGGTTATCTTGCCAAAACTTGCCAAAGTTTATCCCACATGGTTATCTAAGTTTGAAAAAGGTTTCTGGGTTGGGGTGTTTGCTCCTACGGAAGATCAGGCAGACACAGTGTTTAGTCGTATTGTTAGTCGCTTAACTAGTGAGCATGCTATGAATTTCTTGCTAGATCCAGAGATTGATGACAAGGCTACCTCTGGTGGTACTCGTGGTAAGGGAAAAATCATCACCATGAAGCGCTCTGGTTCTATCTGCCGAATGCAGACTTGTAACCCAAAGGCAAAGATTGAGTCAAAGACCTACCACTTTGTGCTTATTGACGAGGCTCAGGAAGCCGATGAGTTTATGATTACCAAGTCAATCAAGCCGATGTTGGCGTTTAACAACGGAAGCATCATGCTCACTGGAACAGCATCTAGAACTAAATCTTATTTTTATAAAATGATCCAATACAACAAGCGTAGAAGCACTCAGGGTAGGAAAAACATACGAGACTGCCACTTTGAGTACGATCACCGTATTGCTTCTAAGTACAATGCAAACTACGGAAAGTTTATTTCTAAAGAAAAGTTGCGAATTGGTGAAGACTCTGATGAGTTTCAGATGTCGTACTGTAACCGATGGATGCTTGAAAAGGGTATGTTCGTTACTGAAGAGCGCATGGAACGGCTGTATGACACGTCAATGCCACTAGTTAAACAGTGGTGGAGAACCCCAGTAGTGGTGGGTATTGATGTTGCCAGATCAAATGACTCTACGGTTGTAACCGTACTTTGGGTTGACTGGGACCATGCAGATCCTTTTGGGTTTTACGAGCACCGAATCCTTAACTGGTTGGAAATTAACAATGAGGAATGGGAAAGCCAATACTTTCAAATTATTGACTTTTTAAGAAATTATGATGTGTTCCGCATAGGCGTAGACTCTCAAGGTGTTGGTGGCGCAGTTGCTGAACGACTAAAGATACTCCTACCTGACATTGAAGTACTAGCAATGAGTTCTGATTCAAAAGCACAAAATGAGCGCTGGATTCACTTAACTGAACTTATCCAACGAGAGCAGTTAGTTATTCCTGGGCACTCTAAAGCCCGTAGAACTAGGAATTGGAAGCGATTTAATCAGCAAATGAATGACTTGGAAAAGGTATATCGGGGTCCATATATGCTGGCAGAAGCGCCTAATGAGAAGGGTGCATTTGATGATTATCCAGATTCACTGGCTCTCGCATGCGCTATGACGGTACATGATACTATGCCTACTGTTCAAGTTGGCGAAAACCCGTTTTTTAATTAGTGGTATTCTTGAAAGAAACCCTTATCTACGAGGAGTATATATGACAGTATCACCAGCCCCTATGATGCCTGAAAAAGCACGTAATGAAATTATGTTTGAGCGTACAATGGCTCCGAGCATTCCAGGTAATAAGGGACCGCTTCGCTTTGAAGAAGGTGTTGCAACCGACACTGACGTTCCAAACGACTTTGGTCGTGGAGCCTATGAGGACACCGCACCATCGCCTATGCGAATGAACCACAACAACCCTGAAATGATGTACAAGCATGCAGCAGACACCATGCGTGAGCGTGCCCATGTGGGTTCCGCATCGTGGGTAGAAGCCCCATCGGTACTTTCAGAGTTTGTTGAAGGTGCAATGGCAGGAGATGACATGCCTAAGTGGGAATACTCCTACAACTCAGGTGGTCACATGAACCGTCCAAACGTAACGGTAGTTAACGACTAAACATG